AAAACCTGTGCGTGGATCTATTAACTCAACTCTAGGCGCAGGAATCTGCGTAATGTTAATTGGATCAGGCATTAGTTGGCGACAACAGTATTTCAGCGTTGGTAATGGCTATCTTTACTGGATCGGTGCCTGATACTTCATAGACACGATCACGCAACTTTTGTGTCATGCCAAGCCGACGCCAAAAAGTACGAGAGCCGTATTGACCAAGTTTGCCCATTGATGACCAATGTTCATTTGACCATGTATGCCCAGCATCGTCTGACCAACGCAACATGGCTTGCGGGTTATACCCTGGCGTAGCTGCGTAACCAATAGTCGCTAAAATGTAACCATCAATATCAGGTGTTGGATAAACACTTAAAATTTGAAAGCCATCATTACTTTCCGTAGTTAATTCTAAGCCTGCTTGTGTGGCTAAATTAAATTGCGTAAATTCAGCCATAATTTCTTTACCATCTTCTGTTGCTATATCTTCTGCGTTGTACTCAGGGTATAGACTTAACCCAACGCCTGTTTCGGCGTTGAGCTGTAAAGTATGTTGAGCTGTACGTTTAAAGTTATTTTGCCCTGGCATTAAGGCGCGCCATGATCGTAACCATTTTTGAGGTTGCCCATTATCGGCATAAGTATCTAAGTCAAGCTGATAAATATTGCCGTTTTCGTAATCGCCAACAATAATCGTACCGCCAAAGTTACATTGGTTATTGCTACGATGTCTTGTAAAGTTGCCGTTATCAAAACCTGCTCGCTCATGCCATGCTTGTGTAGCTGCGTCGTAAACCCACGTAGCATTGCCTGTTGGAAAGCTAATTACATAGAACGCATGGCCGTCTTGCTGATAGGTATAAGCCACCGCATCGGATATGTTGCCGTACTGTTGTATCTGCCATTCAATTGCATGGGTAGAAACCCGAACACCTGTATAGCCGTTAGCACGGTAAACAATACCTTGACCACGGGCATCTGTACCTAGCCAAAATAAACCGTTATCTAACTTAGCAACTGAAAATGGTGCAACGCAACCAATTTCATTAAATGCGCCTTGAATACGTGTAAGAGGAAAATCAGTTGCGCCTGAGTCATACCAAACTTCTACTGAATCCGTACCAAACACCCATAATTCACGGTGATCAGATATGAGCGCAACTACGCCGTCTGGTGAACCTTCAGCACTAGCAAAGTCTAACGGGTCAACAGAACTACCGTCTAATAATTGAGAAACCCATATTATTTGGCTATTTGGTTGATTAAAGACAAAATAACCATCTAAATAAGATACAGTTACAGCACCTGCAAAATCAGGATCCGTAATCTTAGCAAAGACGTTAGTTACTTCGTTATATATAAAACCATCAGGATTACACGCTAAAAATATCTGCGTGCCATTATCAGCAATAGATACTGGCCCTGTGCCAGTTATAGCACCTAAAAGCGTTGGTGTAGCGCTAGTGCCTGTTAGTTTATAAAACTCTTGCCCAGATACTACGTAGAAATCTGAACCATTTGTTTGATGCGCCCATAATGCGCGGATAGGCCCTTGACCCACAGTTTGTAAAAACTTTAGCCCAGGCGCGCGTTGTAAAAACCCTGTTTCTTCCCCTTCCGTTACAACTTCAGGAAAAAGATTAACCATACGGGCATTTGCCGCATTAATACTACGTGCAACATACGATTGACCTAAAATCGGAGTTTTCATTGTTTATGCAGTTACAGCCTTGATTACCGCAAATGCAATAACAATAGCTTCAGATAACGAGCCTGTTGTAATATTACGCACGTTAATGCTTGCGGATCCTAATACTGACTGAGCATTTAATAAGTAAGAACCAGCCGTACCGCCGCTAATATGATTCATTATTAAAATATCGCCTGCTTCAATTACTGTATTAGTTAAGGTAAAGCTAACAGTTGTATCAGCAGCTAACGCAGCAGCATTTAACGTAATTTGTCCAGTAGCTTTGTTTAAAGTTACGCCTGTAGCTTTGCTAGTGTTTTGCGTTATAGTACCGCCTGCGCCTGTAGTGTACCCTTGTTTACCTGTGCTTGAGATAACTTGATTGCCTGTTGTACTAAGACTTGTGCCTGTAGCTGCGCCGATTACAGGCGTAGTTAACGTCATACTTGTAGATGTACAGGCGGAAATATTGCCTGACGCCACCGTACCAAGAGCAGGCGTAACAAACGTAGAATTAGTAAACAAATTGGTAACAGACAGTTGTTTAGTTGTGCTAGTTGTAGCTTGCACAATCGGCAACACATCAGCCCCAGCTTGAACTGTTGCAACGGGTAACGCTGAAATAGCAATCGTAGTCATGGTTTATCCTTAATAATTTCCTGCAAATATATTGTAGCGTTGGCGTGTACCAACAATACTGTACGGTAATGACATAATGTCATCTGGGTTGTTAATGCGTTTTAGGTTGCGCTTAGATGTCATTGCAATCCGTGATACTTGTGGGCTTGGCTCAACGCCAAACTCGGCAGCAAACTCACAAGCCAAGTTATATTTAAACGCCCTTAAATAGCCTGGTGGGAATGTTATATTAGTCGCAAGCGTAGCAGGTTGTGTTAGCTCCTGAACCGAAATAAAATGCCATTGCAGCACTTTAGTTGGTTTAGGATAGATGTACATTTCAATATTAGGGTACGTCATATTGGTAAATATGACTTGCGGGTAAGTGCTAGTGACTGTCTTAACCGCAATACCATTGTATTGCTGTTGATTAATCATCTTAATACCAAACGAAATACCGTTGGCAGGATCAATAAAGTAAGTTGAATCGTCTAATAGAACAGGTCGATTACCTACAAAATCACCTGTAGGCCCTAGCGTTCTACTAAGTACATTAGGTGGCCAATTAAATATTTGGTCTTGCGTAGAAAATACAGACAACCGTTCTGTATTCCATGAATCAATCATTTGATTCAAAGCTGTTAAAGCGTCTTGCGATGTGGCGGCAGATGGCGTTTCACCTTCAGCCAATACCCCTAATAGACGTAGCGCCCCATTAATTTGATCGTTGGCGGTATAAATTGCCATAACTCACCCTTTACTCGATAGTTTTACGACGTCTTTTTACTTCCAATGTATTGACAGGAGCCGCAATCACTTCTTCTTCAGATGGCGTATCGGTAGTATAACGCACCCAGCCATTTTGTTCATCATATTCTGCTTCTTGTTCCATCGTAGCAACTTTACTACCGTGGTCAGGATGTTTTAAATATATAGTCATGTTCGTATTCGGTAGGGGGCGTATTGCCCCCTGATTTTAATTAAAAATAAATTAAGCCTGTGCAACGTGAATAGTTGCAAAATTTATAGTTAATGCTTCACTTAAACTACCTGTACTTGCGTTTGTAATTACAATAGTAAATGAACCCGCAGCAACCGTAGCAATAGAAAGTAAATACGTTCCTGCGGTAGCAGCGCCGCTTGCTATTGCAACAACTGGTACATCATAAGCACTTATAGCACTATTAGTAACAACAAAAGCTACTTCGGCAGCAGCCGCTAATGCAGCGTTATTAGTCACAATTTGACCAACAGATGCGTTAATTGTCACGCCTGTTGATTTACTTGTGGCTTGTGTAACGGTTGACGGTGCTGTACTACTTGAGCCAGTATTGTAACCAATTTGACCTGTACCAGCCAAAGCGTAAATATTACTTGAACTTTTTAGATCTTGATCTTCAAAAGCTACGCCTATTGATTTGGTATTACCCATAATCTATTCCCCTATAAAATCCCCGCCGAAGCGGGGGGTTAATATTAACCAGCTACGCGATAGAATACATAAGTCGCATCAGCCGTTTTACGAACACGCCAAATACAAGACGTAACCGCATTAACTGCTGCAACACCAACCAAAGTACAACCTGTATTAGCAGTTACAGTAGCAGCGTTAGTTGCGCCTGTATTGATAATAACAAACTCAAAACAGCTATTTACTTTCATACTTGGAAATGCGGTATCTAATTCTGTACCAAGAGGTACAGTTAAAGCGACTGCTGCGCCAGTATAAGTAATAATACCTGTTGCTAATTCGGCAGCCGTCAAAGTTGCTGCTGCTGTTTTAGCCGTTGGGGTTGGTTGAGTAACCATGTTAATTTCGGTTAAATTACCGTCGCCAAACTGATAACCACCTGCACCATTAGGTAATGCCATAATAATTCTCCTTAAATATTAAAAAAGCCCCTGTCTACACAGGAGCATTTAGGTTTAACCCCACAAACGAACAGCCATTTGTGC